GGCGACAATGGTGGACCAGGATCTGGTGGGCTTGGCGTTGCTTTCGGCGGCGGTGGTGGCTCGTCTGACAATGCGGGCGTCATCCCGAGTGGTGCCGGAACGGGTGCAGCCCGTCTGATCTGGGGCAAGACCATAGGCGGCGCAGTTCGCTCGTACCCGGCAACGGGCACCATCGATCACGTCAGCGGTGGCACGACGCCGAACCTCTACCGCGCCAAGGCCTACGACACCTATCCGCAAGCCTTCTACTGAGTGACTGCGGCCCCTAAGCCGCCACATCAAAACCCCTTCGCTCCAACCACCCCGCCTTCGCGCGGGGTTTTTCATTTTGAGGAGAACCGCTGATGAGCGACCCAACCTTTGGCATTTCGATCACGCGGATCGACAACGAGCCGCGTCCCGCCGTCTGGTCCGACATGTCGGTCGTGGGCCTGATCGGAACGGCGCCCGGTGCAGATCCCGCGCTGTTTCCGGCCAATACGCCGGTGTTCCTCTATTCGGATGACATCGCAAAGCGCACTGCACTTGGGACCACCGGCACCATGCCCGCCGCACTGTCGCTGATCAATGCGCAGCTAGGCGAGTTTCAGGTGGCGGCCAAGGTGGTGGTTGTCCGGGTGGCCGAGGGCGGCACGGTGGACGAGACGATCGCCAATATCGTCGGCGACGGAATCTCCACCGGGCTCGAGGGCTTCATTCAGGCGGGCCCCATCCTGGGCGTGATCCCGCGGCTTCTCTGCGCGCCCGGCTTCACGAGCCAGCGGACAGGCTCGAATGCCAATGCGGTCTGCGCCGCACTTCCTTCGATCTGCAACAGGCTTCTCGCCCATGCGGTCGTCGACGGCCCTGCAACCACAGAACAGGCGGCCATCGACTGGCGCGAAACCCTGTCCTCAACGCGGTTGATCCCGGTCGATCCTGCCGTGCGCATCATGGCCGGAACGGACGTCACGGTCGTACCGCTGTCGCCCGCCGTCATCGGCATCGGCGTGCGGCGTGATCACGAAAAGCAGGGTCGCCCGTTCCACTCCTGGGCCAATCAACCGGTACAGGGGATCGTCGGTCCTTCGCGGCCTATCAACTTCTCACTCACCGATGGCGCAACGGAAGGCCAGCGGCTTTTGTCGCACAATCTCGGCGTGCTCTTGCGCGGTGAAATGGGCGTCGAGACAGCGATTGCCTCTGGTGGCTTCGTCTTCGTCGGCACCGACAATGCAGGCGAGGATGATCTCTGGCGGTTCTACAACGTCACGCGCGGGCGCGATTACATCCACCTGATGTTCCTGCGCACGCTGCGTTTTTATCTCGGCCGTTTCAACATCACCGGACAAACTGTGCAGGCCGTCCTCAACACAATCGGCTTTGCGCTGCGTGACTTAAAGGCCGACGGCGATATCCTGGGCTATGAGGTGAAGTTCACGCGCGATCAAAACTCGCCGGAAGAACTGCGCCAAGGCCGCTTCACGGTGAACTTCGCGGCCGAGGAAGCCCCCGTGCTGCGTTACCTCGGCATCCAGTCCGCCCGCTACCGTCCCGCACTCGATGCGCTGCTCGACGATCTGCTCGCTCAGGTCGGCGCCATCACCGGCTAATCAAGGAGAACAGCCATGAGCACGATTTACGTAATGGAAGCCGGAAACCTGTTTTGCGGCGATCATGATCCGTCCGCCTCAAAACACCTTACTCTCAACGAGTTGCAGCTGCCCACGCTGCAGGAAATCTACCAGGATCACCATGCGGGGGGGTCGCGCGTGCAGATCGAAGTGGCGGTCGGCATCCAGAAGCTCGAGCCCACCTTCAAGCTCGCAGGCTGGGATCCCGACCTCCTAAGCCGGTTTGGGCTTGGCACGCGGGACGCCAAGGTCTTCACCGCCTACGGCGTCATCCGCGACAAGCGCACTGGCGTAGCGCATGAAGCCAAAGCCGTCATCGAAGGCCGCCTCGGCAAGATTGAGCCCGAAGCCTTCAAGCGCGGCGAGATGATGGGCCACGATTACGCCATCAACGAGGTCATGCACTATGAGCTCTGGTTTGGCGAAAAGGAGAAGCTCTTTTGGGACTTCTTCTCCAGCGACTGGCGCCTTGATGGCGCGTCGCAGATCGATGACGAGCGCCGCATCCTGCGCATTCCCACCACCGGCTGAGGAGATCCATCATGACAACCCCCATCACCATTGCCTTGACCGAGCCTGTGACCTTCGAGGGCTACACCATTACCGAGCTGCAGATCCGCAGGCCCAAGGTGCGTGACCTCCGCGCCATGGAACAAGCGACTGCCGACAAACCGACCCAGCTCGATCAGGGCGCAGCCATGGTGGCGCTCCTGTCGGGCATTCCAGAAGCGGCCATCGAGGAACTGGACGCCGGGGACTTCACCCGCGCCTCCGAGGTGATCGCCGGTTTTTTCGCGAAGGCCGCGCCGCCGGAAACTGGCGCAGCGTAATCGCCGACATTGCCCATGTGCTCGCAACGCCCATCACGGCCTTTGAGGACATGGACTGGCACGAGGCGCTGCTCTGGCATGAGGAGGCGCGGCGGCTTTCAGGGTCTGTGGGGGGCTGACGATGGCAAATCTGACCACCCAGCTCATCGTCGAACTTCTCGACAAGGTGACGGCACCCGCGCGGGGCGTGGCGCGGAGCCTCGCCGGGATCACGCGGAGTATCGATGACGCCAATGGCCGAAGGATCGGCTTTGGTGATCGCCTGGACGCCGCCATCACGCGCAACAACCGCGCGCTTGGCGATGCGCGTTCCGGGCTCGTCGATGCGGTTGCGGGCTTTTACGCGCTGAAAACGGCGATTGCGGCACCCGTCGAAGAGGCCATGAAGTTCGAAAGCGCCATGGCCGATGTGAAAAAGGTGGTCGACTTTCCAACACCGCAGGCCTTCAAGGATTTCCAGGCGGCGTTGATGGCGCTGTCACGTGACATTCCGCTCAGCGTCAATGGCCTCGCGGAGATTGCTGCGGCCGCAGGTCAGGCGGGCATTGCGGGCGCGGACCTAGTGCGCTTCACACAGGCCGCAGCAAAGATCGGCGTGGCGTTTGATATTTCGGCAGACGAAGCCGGATCCGCCATGGCGAAGATGATGACGGGCCTTGGTCTTACGATCGATGAGACCGTGCGGCTTTCCGACGCCATGAACCATCTCTCGAATGCGCAAGCCTCGTCGGCTGCCGAAATTCTCGACGTGGTGCGCCGGGTCGGCGCGCAGGCCAAGATGTTCGGGTTTACGGCAGAGCAGACGGCGGCCTTTGCCTCGGCGATGATTTCGGCAGGGGCAGAGAGCGAGGTCGCCGCAACCTCGTTTCGCAATATGGGGCTGGCCCTCACGCATGGGACAGCCGCCACAAAGGGCCAGCGCGAGGCGTTCAAGGCGCTGGGGCTTGATGCCGTCTCTGTGGCAAAGCGCATGCAGGAAGATGCTGTCGCCACCACGGTCGATGTGCTTGAGCGGCTGTCGCAGCTTCCAAAGGAGCAGCAGGCCGCAATTGCCAGCAATCTCTTTGGCAATGAAGCGCGCGCCTTGGGACCGCTTCTCACCAACCTCGATCTGGTCCGCTCGTCTCTCGGGCTGATCGCCAATGAGGCCAACTATGCTGGGTCCGCCTTCAAGGAGTTCGAGAACCGCAATCGGACCTTTGGCAGCGAGTTGCAGCGTTTCAACAATCTACTCACAAATCTCAAGATCACCATTGGCAACGCCATTATTCCGGTGCTCTCGAACCTGATCGTCACCATCACGCCGATCATCGACAAGGTCACAGCGCTCGCCGCCGCCTATCCGGGGCTTACGGGCGCCATCGTGTCGGCGACGGCTGCCGTCATTGCCTTCAAGGTGGCGCTTGCTGGCCTTCGCTTCATTGGCCTCATGGGCCGTGGCGGGGCGCTGAGCCTCCTGTCGCTGGGTTTCAACTCGATTGGCAAGGCGGCCATCGGTGCGCGCGCGGCGGCAACCGAGATGATTGCCCTGCAAACGGCACTCGGCGCCATGGGTGGTCAGTCGCTGGGAACATTGGGGACGATCGGAGCGGGTTTGCGCGGCATGGCGCTGGCAGTCCCGGGTGTGGCCGCCATCGGCTCAGCGCTCACGGCCGTGGGCGCAGCCCTTGCGGCAATCTCGGCACCCGTTTGGGGAACAATTGCGGCCATCGTTGCGGCCTTGGCGGCCGCCGGCTTCACCATCTGGAAATACTGGGACCGGATCTCTGCGGTGTTCGCCGGTGTCGCGAAACGATTGAGTGAGGAATTGGAACCCGCTTTGGAGCTGGCCCAGCCGCTCTTCGATGCGCTTGCCACCGTGGGCGGTGCGATCTCATCTGCTTGGGCCGGGGCGGCCCAATGGATCGGCAGCTTTTTTTCCTCGCTCTCCGGCTGGTTCGGCCAGGAGACCTTGTCGGAAGAGCAAAAGGCCCAGTGGGAAAAATCTGGCTACGACATTGCCGACCGCATCATCACCGGCATCAAGTCGGTCACGGTACGCCTTGGCGAACTGGCTGGCGAGTTTTTCACCGCCGGTTATAATTTGATCAAGTCGCTCTGGGACGGCATGGTGCAGGTCTTTGCCGATCTTAAGTCTTGGATCGACAAGCAGATCGCAGGCATCCTCGCGCCCATCAACGATGCTGCCAGTGCCGTCAAAGGTTTCTTCAGCTTTGGCGGTGGTAGCGAGGCGGCGTCGCCACAGGGGCGCGCCTCGGGCGGGCCGATCAGTGCTGGCAGACCCTATCTTGTTGGCGAGCGGGGCCCAGAGCTGATCACGCCAAGCCGGTCGGGATATGTCCACCCAGCGGGCAGCACGGGCGCGCCTTCGATTACGATCGGGCCTTTCAGTTTTAATAATACATCTGCGGCCGATGCCGCCGAGATCACCGCACAAGTGCGCGCCGTTTTGAAGCGCGAGGTCCGGGAGGTGTTCCGCGGTGTTTATGCCGATGCTGGATTGAGGTTTGCCTGATGCTGATGGTTCTGGGACCTGTCCAATTCGAAGTCTGGCCGTTCAACGCCACCGATTACGAGCATGGCCACGAGGCGTCCTTTGCTGAAAAGCCGGTTCTGGGCACCCGTCCGCCGCTCGAATGGGTGGGCGAAGGACCCGAGACATGGACCATCAAGGCCCGGATCTTTCCGCGCCGCTTCGGCGGGCTCGAGGATTTAAAGAAACTGTCCCAGGCCCGGGCGTCGGGTCGTCCGCAATACTTGATGCGCGGAGATGGCGCCCAGATGGGCTGGGTCGTCATCGAAAAGGTGCAGGAGCGTTCGTCCTATCTTGATGCCAAGGGTGTTGGCCAAGTGATCGAGGTCGACATTTCGGTAAAGCGCTCAGCCAAGCCCTCCAACGGATCCTTCTTCTCGCTATTGTCGGGGTTGTTTGCATGAGCGAAGTAATCGAGCGCCTCACGGTTGAGGGCGACGGTATCACGGTGTCGCTTCTCGTCTGGCGGCGGTTCCGGCGCCCGATGCCGGGCCTCGTCGAGATGATCTTCGAGCGCAACCCGGGGCTGGCTGGCTTGGGTCCCATCCTCCCCGTCGGCACGGTACTTGAAATCCCTGTACCGACACCGCGCGCCCCGCAACTCCTCGATCCCATCCGGCTGTGGTGACGCATTATGGCAAAACGCGCACAGTTCATGGTGATGGTGGCGGGCACCAACATCACGAGCGTGCTCGCGCCCGTCCTGATTTCGCTCACCGTGTAGGACAAGGTCGGCACCCATTCCGACACGGCCAACCTCGAAATCGACGACACCGAGGGCCGGATCGTTCTGCCGCAACTGGGCGCAGCTGTCGTCGTGGCGCTCGGCTGGGAAAGCGAAGGCATGCGGCCTGTCTTCACCGGCACCGTGGATGAGGTCAGATCCTCCGGCTCGCGCAGCGGACGCGTCCTGAACATCACGGCGAAGGGCGTCGACACCACGGCAAAGCCGAAGGAGCCGCAACAGCGGCATTTCGACGACACATCCGTTGAAGACATCCTTCGCGAGACCGGCAAGACGGCGGGTATCACCACGATCGAGGTTGATCCGGACTTGGCCGGCATCAAGCGCGCCTATTTCGAGATGCGCGATGAGAGCTTCATCCACGCCGGAGAACGGCTTGCGCGCGAGATCGGTGGCAACTTCCGGATCCAAGGGAAGACGGCTTACCTCTCAAAGCGCGGCGGCACTTATGCCGCTGCCGTGATCGCCGCCTGGGGCCAGAACCTTCACGGCTGGGACATTGCACCCGCCTTGGCGCGGGCACAGTTCGGCGCCGTCCGCGCGCGCTGGTACGACCCGAGAGAGGCCCAGTGGCGGGACACGGAAGAACAGACATCCCTCAATGTCACTGCGCGGCATGATCACCGCTATGCCAAGGCGGATGAGGGCGAAGCTACCCAGCAGACAGGCTCTGACAAGGCGACCTCGGAGCGCGATGCCGGCGAAGGCACGGTGACGATTGAGGGCGACACCAGCGCCATTCCCGACGGGCTTTGCATGATCGTTGGCGCCCGCCCGGGCGTAGACGGCGCTTACCGCATCGAGACCGTCACCCACAATTATTCGCGTGGAGGCGGCTTTGTCACCACGCTCGATCTCAAGGCGCCCCAGCAGGGTGCCGGAACGGACACACGATAGGGAGGGCAGCCCATGGCGCCAGACTGGACCGGGGGGCTCCCCACGGTGATTTACTTCATTCTCGGCGTCGGCGGCGTCGCCGGCGCGCTGCTTGCCATGGTCAAGCTCTGGGAGACGATTGTTCCCGATCGCGGCCAGCATATGGTCAAGGATATCGCCATCATCAAATCCGACATCCAGGACATCCGCACCCGCGTCGGCATGCTGGAACTTGATGTCGCCAAGATTGACCAACCCTCGATCGCCAAGCGCTTCGATACGCTCGAGGGCAAGATCGACAAGCTCTACGATTTTTTGCTTGAGCGACTGACCAAGCTGCCGTCCTGACGGTCGGCGGCAAACCCAACCCCCCAAATCCGAAACTGAACTGACGCTGGCGGCCACGGGCCTCCGGCCAAAGGAGGCTATTGTCCGATGACACCCATTCTCTTTGCGAAAAGCTATCTCGGCACCACGGAATTCGAAGGCCCCGCCGACAACCCCAAGATCATGGAAATGTACAAAAGCGTCGGCCATGACTGGGTGGAGCATGACGAGGTTGCCTGGTGCGCCGCCTTCGTCGGCCACTGCCTTGAAAAGGCGGGTCTGCGCTCGAGCCGCAAGCTCAACGCCCAATCCTATCTCACCTGGGGTGAGAAGGTGGCCGGGGTCGAACAGGCGCGCGAGGGCGACATC